GCTTGCCTTCGGTAACGGCTGAAAGTGGTGCAGCAATAGCTCCAAGAAGTTCATCATATAAACCAAATGTTGGACCTTGCATGGCCGTCAGTAATTTTTTTTCAAATGGTGACGCTTTGGCGCCAGCCTCATAAGCAGGAGACTTACGCTCAGATAAGAATTTCAATATCTCGGATGGCGTGTAGTTGTTCTCAATGGCGGTTTTGATCTGAGTATCCACACCAGGCAGGCTCGACAGATAGCCCATGATCTCTTCATCGGTGTATTTCTCTTTTCTGGCCGTATCAATCTGCTTCTTTAAATCGTCCATGATTACGCCTTATTGTTTGAAGATACTTGTCAATGGTTTACGCTTTCCATCACCGCCAGGTTGTTTCTTGACAATTGATGGGATTGTTGCTTCTTCGCCAAGCGCAGTATCAAGATTCTTGAATCCATATCTGCCGCCAAAATTCTTATACTCACCACGCTTTTGGTTGTAAGCCTGACCCGCCGCCGCATACAGCTCTGCTGACAATTGCTTAAACTCATCGCGCTGAGTAGGTGTCAACTTCTGACCTGATGCCCAATTATTGAAATAGTTTTGCAGCCTGTCCATTCTTCCTGATGCCGCCATTGCAATACCCAATTCAGTCTCGCGCACGACAGAGCCAGGATCAAGCAGTTTCATCATCTTTGTTGCGCCAGCTACATCGCCAATTGGTGTGCCTTGGCTCAAGGCTGTATTGACTTGACCATATGCAGTCTTCATGTCGTTGAAGTCTTTATAGATTGGCTCATTCTTAAATGCGCCACCCAACTTCATTTCATTCTCAAAGCCTTTTTGTCCACCAGTCATGTCAGGCACATTGACAATGTTTTGAGTCTTAGGCGCAATCTGTTGGCGATAGCCACCAACAGCGCCAATACCTTCCTGACCTGTACCACCCAAATTTTTTCCTAAAAGGTACTCAACAGCGCGAATGTCTTGAGACTGTGCCTCATATGGCATTGCATTTGGTGCAATTCTGCTTTCGCCTTTTTCGTTGAATTGAACCATTTTAGTTTTGCCATCAATCACCATTGGAACTGGTGTACCAAACTTTTCAGCGCCCAAGTCAGCAGGCGTAACTGGTGCTGGTATCACGCCACCAGTTTCTGTTTGTATGTAAAACTTACCATCAGCGCCTTTGAATGCTTGACCAGTTGTTTTTGGTGGCTGCATCAGTTTTATCATCTCAGGTATGCCCTTTTCAGCAGGCAGAGAAGACAACAATGCTCGCATTTGAGGAGTCAAAGCAGCTCCACCAGTAGGCATAACGTTAGGTGCAGGCTGCCCAATCAGGGCGGCACGTTGTACTGTTGGACCTAAAGGCATACCCTGCATTGAAATAGCCTGATCTGGCGTGATGGCCTGACCCTCAGTAGGTTGGCCATAAATCATGCGTTGATAATCTTCTTGAGCCTTTTGTGCGCGTCTTGCCTCATCCAACTTCTGCCTAGTTAGCAATTGAGCCATAGCACCCTGCTGCGCCTGCTGATAACCTTGCTGACCACCAGCGAGTCCTGCGCCAAGTATCTGCATAAAGTCGCGTGGCACTGTGCTTGGTGCGCTGGCTTGTGTCGCTGCAATGGCCGCTTGCAACAAAGCCTGACGATTCATTTGCTCAGTCTGAGCTGGCGTCAAATACTCTTCAAGTCCACTAACGCCACCACCGCCAAACATATCGCCAAGCAAGCCTGAGAATGATTGGCCTTGACCGCGATCTCTGATGGTCAGTGGTGTAAATTCCGTTGGCTTGGCCAAAAACGCTTGAATTTCTTCGTATGAAGCCATGATTTATGCCTTTCCAAGCAATGAACCAATGTAGGCGCCAGTCAGACCACCTGACAATGCACTTCCTGATTGACTTGAGTACAGTGGCTGATTAGTTGATCCACCCAAATTGGGTAGACCTATACCTAAAGCGCCTGATGTCAACTGCAAACGCTCAGTGCCTAGATTACGCAATGCATCAAGCCTTGCCTGCTCAAGCGCAGTGCGTGTAGTGCCAAGACCCAATGAAGTCTGCAAGCCTGCAATGTCCATGGGACGCGCTGCCAGTCCAAGGTTGGCGGCAGTATTGAATCCTGCCTGACGCAACTGACCACCAGTGGTGGCTGCTTGACGCAATGCCGCCTCGTTGGTCATGCCTGAGACTACGCCTTGGCGTGAGCCGCCAAACGCTCTAGAAGCAGTTGCCTGCGCCATGTTTGCCTGCTCTTGCATTTGGCGTGTACGCTCGATGTCGCCCAAAGCACCCTGCACCACTTGCTCTTGGTAGGGGTTAAAGAATTTTGCAATGTCAGCCTCACCAAATGGTGTCATGCCAAGGTTGTAGAGCTGCTGCTCTGCGCCTGTGTACATTGCGCCAGGCTGTGCAATCTGACGCGCCTGCAAGCCAGCCGCCGTCTGCTTTGCTGTTTCAAGATTTGCCAAATATGCAGCTCTGAGCTGCGGGTCCATCAATGTTGTTGTGGTTTGTGAAGTTGGCGCATCTGATGCTCCAATTGCACCAATTGTTGCACCAAGCAATGAACCAGTAAGACTTGGATTTGCTGTTGCAAAGTTCAGTGCTGATGAACCGATATTTCCTAAAGAGCTTAAGAGTCCAGTACCAGATGCAAGCTCCGTTGGCGTTGCAGCAGCACCATAGCCCTCTGAACCAAACAAAGCAGCCTTGTCTGCGCTACCAGTAGCTTCTGGTGTCAATGGTGAAATTTGACTGGCATCCATCCTAGCCACTTGATTAGGCGCTGCCGTAGGTATACCGCCACCAGTAGGAATGCCAAGATTTAATGCATTTTGAGCTGTACTCGCCGCTTGAATGGCAGCAAGATTACCAGCAGCCGCCGCTTGTGCCGCCGCCGCACTGCCACCATAAGCGCCTGCCGCCTGCGCCGCATATGGGCTAACTGTAGCCGCCGTACCAGCCGTTGTGCCAGCCGTTGTACCAGCCGTTGTACCAGCCGCCGTTGCTGTGCCTGAACCCGCAAGAGCAGCGCCACCAGCAGCGACTGCGGCAACAGTAACCCAACCGCCTGGGATTTCTTCATTTACAGTGTCATCAACGTCAGCCAAAGTATCAGATACGCTGCTAACTGTGTCATCAATAGCACCGCCAATTGAATTAACAACAGATGAGACACCACCTTGTGGCTTAATCTTTCTGTCACCAATGTGCCTAAACGCATTGATGGGTAAGTCTGGAATGCCAAGAATGGCAAAGTTGCGATCATTGAATCTCATAAGTCAGCCTTCCAGTTGTATTGGGGTAAGTCAGAGGCAACAACATTTAACCCAACTCTTTTCAGCAAATCAAGAATTTGTTGGTTATCAGCTTTCCCATAAATAGTTTGAATGCCAAGAGCCATCCCTCTTTTTACAAAAGCAGTCAGTGCTGTAGCCAACGCCATCACACCATCTTGCGTAAACAAATGCACCTCTGCCGCCCCATCTGTTATCTTTGTAAGCATCAATACAGAGTTTCCCTCTTGCATCAAGACGGCCTTTTTCTGCTTAACAGCATTGTTGATTAAGCCAAGCGCCTTAGTACCATCCACCCCTCTTTTTTGGGCGTCTGCCAATATGATTTCTGATGCTTTCATGTTTTACCTCTTACGTTGATTCTATTTCGCCGACACGATTAGCGCTTACCCATCGCAACGATATCCAGCTTGGACACGCCGACACGCCAGTCTTCCAGCACATTTCCGGTGTACTTCACTTTGACCAAGCGCCCAGAGAAACGCACATCAGTTGGCTGCGCCGCTGGGTATGGACCATGACTTGACTCTGTAGATGTTGGATACAGCCTAGACTTAAAGCTCACCACCACCTCACCCAATGTCTGCTCATCAGGAATAACTTGGCGTACAGACATGACATTGTCACCCTGTCCAATTTCCAATGGTCCAGACTCGGCATACAGTACGCCTGAGTCGTAGGCATAGCCAACTTCATGCTCATATATGTAGCCGTCAGACGACACCATCAGTGGCTGCAAATACACGCCCCTGTCAGTGCCTGCTGTGCGAGACATGGAGCCAATATTCCAATGATTCTCGCGGTAGTTATAGGTGACATAGGAGTCAACTTCGTTGCTGGCGCTTGATGGATAGAACCACCACACCTCACCATACTTGGAGTTATGAACCGCATAGACCTTGCTGGCTTGGTTGTAGTTAAGATTCTGAAATACATAATCAGAGACATCACAAGGCAAAGGCTTGACAAAGCCGTCAAATATCCAAAAGCCTGATGTAGACATCCACATCGCGGCAGTGTCGATGGCTGCAACGGCCTGCGCTGAAATCAATCCGCAACCGCTGCCAGCCTTTTCAAAAGCATAGACATATGGCAAGCCGACATAGCTGGCGGTGTGTACATCAACATCAGTAAACAACAAGTTTATGCCGCGAACCTTTTTGCCTGCCTTTAATGTGCCAACTGTTTGCAGCTCAAAGTCACCCGCCTGACTGGTGGCTGATGCCGTCCAGTTTGTATTGTTCTCTTGATCACACCACTTCACCGATCTAGGGTTGCTGGATGCGCCCAAGGCAAAGATAAATCGCTCGGCGGTAGACATCACAGCCTGACATCCTGTTGGCGCGTTAGTGATGGCAGCCGCGAGCGTTGGCGTTGAGAATCCCAACCGCCACTCATATATCTTGCCGTCCGAGTCAGAGCAGCCAATGAGGTACTCCCCAAAGGTGTCTAAGCTCCAAGTCGTTGCCGGAGTTACAGCGCCTGTATCAGGACGCGCCACGCCGTAGGCATATGAACCATAAGGACCATAGCCATATCCAGTCTTTATAGCTGCATTGGCTTGCCCAACAGTAAATCCTGTTGGCGTGATGTCCTTTAGCGTCCCAGCCTCGTTCATGGCATACAGTTTGGAATGAGTACCAGCAGCAATCCATCTACCACCACTGTTATCCCGCCAAGTTAATAAACCTCGGCATGATCCTGTCATCTGACTATTAGAACGCTTGCGCCAGCCGCCAATAGGTCTGAGAGTGTTCTCAAACCAGCGTACCAAATTGGCGTCATACCACCGCCCAGCCGACTGATACTCAGTGCCGTTGCGGTACACGCCTGGTGGGATCTTGAGAGGTATAAGTGCCATATCTGAATTATGCTGTTTCTGTAGACAAATTGGACACAAAAGAAAGTGTGGCAATAACTGATGGCACTGCTGGTCTAGTCGGTGAGCTGCTGGCCGCAAAATGCTCAATGCTAACGCTAGTGCTTGTTGTTCTCCACATGATCTCTACATAGTCATTGGCCGCTAAGTTAACAAAGAAGTTCAACGCGGCAATTAAGTGAGAGGGATCACCTGCTGATTTTCTTTGTGATAGATGAAATCTGCTGTTTGATTTGTCAATGTTTGTGCCGTTCTTGCGAAACCATACATCCACATCTTGGCCGTCATTGGTGGTGTTCTTGAATTGGATACTAAATTGCAAGTTGTACAAGCCAGCCTGAGACACATTGAGTCTTGACGAATTCGACAATGTCACGCCATTGCTAAAGTCGGTGGTGTCAAAGGTGATGGCGTAGGCCGTTGTCGTATTGGCAGCCACTTGATCTGTGCCGTCTTGAAACGCGCCATATGGGTTGTTGATGTACTTGCCACCACGCGGTCCGAGGATCGCTGCAAAGATAGCCGTCAGCTTGGTGAAGTAGACATTCAAGCCGCCAAATGAAGTACCAAAGAATCCTTGGTCATAGACAGGCGCAGGCGAGCCAAGGTTTGGCTGCGCTGGTGTGCTTATCTGCTGACCAAGGTTTAATGCCATTAGACATTTCTCTCAAAGTGTGGGCAGTCCACCAAATTGGAGAAGTTACCGCCCCAGCGATTCTTTGGGTGCAGACTTTCCCAAAACGCCCCAAGTGGTGCAATGGTTGACTTATCCCAAATGATCTTTCCATCCTTGAAAAAATTCAGATCAATGGCGCAACGCTTCAAATGAATAGAGTTCATTGTTTTGCTGCGGCCATTTTTAAAGTAGATCGCCTGCTGCTCTGGAGTCCGAGCCAATTCGCCGCCAGTCACCATAAAGCCTTGGTCGGTAGCGTATTGGATCAGTTTGCAGGCATCCAAAAGAAATGCTGCTTGTTCGGTGCTTAAACTCATTTCTTCCTCATTTCTGCCAGCTTCTCAACTGTGCGGCCACCAAAGTATGCGCCCATGATTAACATCCCCCAGTTACCCAATAGAGTGACGTAGGACTCGTTTGCGTTATACCCATAGGCAGACATCATGGCAAAAAGAAAATAGCCTAGAAAGATGGCTATGAGAGACATAGGCCGAATGTTTTTGGATAACCAAGAGTCACTAGACATATCTGCCTGCCAGCGGTCTGTGATGTTGTCAGCGTCAGATTGAGCTGCCTTGGCCAACAAGTCAAGCTCGGCCAATTCCATTTTGGCTTTTTCAATACCCAACTCAAGTAGGCGCTCTTCGTGTTCAAATTGGAGCTGGCGTAGTTTGCTGACATCCTCAGGTGTCGGTGCGTCAGGGATTTTCACGCCCAACGTATTTTCGACAACCTCCTTGCCCTTGGCTTGGATGGCGCTACTAAGCAGACCAAGTCCGTTTTGGGCAAGACTACTTAGAAGTGTGGCTACGATAGGTAACATCTGTTTTCTTCTCCAAAATAATTTTCATGTCTATGCAAATTGCTTCAACTTTCCTGCCTTGCTTGATTAGTTCA